TCCCAGCCTTCGCCGCCGTCGATGACGCGATCATCACCTCGGCTCTGACCGATGCGGCTCGCCGGGTCGATGAGACCTGGACCGAAGGCGATTTCGCCATGGCCCGGATGCTGCTGGCCTGCCACTCGCTTGCCATCGACGGCTTCGGCGCAAGCCGGGAAATCCAGACCATGGGCTTCCGCCGCATCAAGGTCGGGCCCCTCGACCTGGAGCGGGTCGGGTCTGACCAGCGGGCCGGCGCCATCGGCTCAACCTCCTATGGCCAGCGGTTCCAGGAGCTTGCCCGGCTCAACTTCCCAGGCGGCACGGTGACCGGATGAGCACCTTTCTGGATGACATCTTCGGCCCGATCACCCAGGACCTGATGAGCCAGCTGGGCAAGGCCGTGGTCTATGTCCGGCCGACCCCGGGCGCCTACAACGCTGCGACGGGTCAGGTCGCCACGGGAACAACCGCCACCCTCAACATCAAGGCCACTGTTGAGACGCCAGGCCCGCGCGACTTCCCCGGCATCGGCATCGCATCGGGCGACCGCATCCTGTCGATCGCTGGCGCCGACCTGACCGCAGCCCCGGCCCCGGGCGAGACCTTCACCTTCGACGGCGCCACCTACACCATTCCCGAGCGCGGCGTTGAAGCCATCTACAGCGGCGAGGACGTCGCGCTCTATCGCGTCCTGGCGCGCCTGACCTGATGGGCCCGTTCGAGCTTCAGCTTCGCCAGTTCGCCGAGAAGTACGGCGAGCAGGGCGAGGAGATGGTCGCGACCGTCGCCCTTGAGGTCTTCCGGCGCGTCGTGGTCCGCTCGCCGGTCGATACCGGCCGGTTCCGGGCCAACTGGCAGTACGGCGTGGATGTCGCCACCGGCAAGGTCTTCGATAGCCCGGCCTGGACCCCGCAGAGCCCAGCGCCGGCGCCCACAGAGCCCGAGCCGGCCCGGTCGCTGGAGATCGTGCACGTCATCTCCAACCACCTCCCTTATGCCCGCCGGCTTGAGTGGGGCCATTCAGCCAAGGCCCCGGCCGGCATGGTCAGGATCACCGTCGCGGAGTTCGAGGGCATCGTCGACAAGGCCGCGAGGACCGCATGAGCATCATCAAAGTCCGCGCCGCGCTGGAGACCGCCGCCCTGGCCGTCGCGCCGGCTATCGACACCGTGATGCAGAGCGGGGTGTTCACCCTGGCCTCTGGAACGGCCCATCCCGGCGCCTACAAGCCTCAGGCCGACCGGCCCTATCAGCGGCTCTATCTGATCCCGGCCGCCCCAGATGATCGCGAGATCAGCGCCAACTTCATCGAGCGCGGCGTCTTTCAGGTCAGCCTATTCTATCCCGGCTTCAAGGGCCCCGGCCTGGCAGAGGCCCGCGCCGAACTGATCCGGTCAGCCTTCTACAAGGGCCGCACGCTCTCTTCCGGCGGACTCCAGACCAGCATCGCGAACGTCCCTGAGATCGGCCAGGGGATGGAAGACCTCGACCGATGGATGGTTCCGGTCTCGATCCGATATCGCGCTGAGATCACCACGAGCTGAAGGCGCAGCCGCGCCAGACGAAGGCCTCATGGCCAGAATCCCCACCCCTTCAATCTGAGATCGGAGACGCGCCATGACTGTCGCGCAAGGCATCAACAAAAAGACCGTGTTCGCCAAGCAGTCCGGGCTTGGCACGCCGGCGACGACTGGCGGCCAGATCATGCGCCGCACCTCGTCGGTCTTCAACGAGACCCGGGACGTCTACAACAACAACGAGATCGTGAGCCACCAGCAGTCCACCGGCGACAATGCCGGGGTGCGCCGGACCACGGGCCGCCTGGACGGCCTTCTGTCGGCGGGCACCTATGCCGGGCTGTTCGCCTCGCTGCTGCGCAAGGACTTGGCCGCCACTTCGGCCATCACCGGCCTGTCGATCACGATTGCCGGGGCCGGGCCGACCTATACCGTGACGCGAGGGACTGGCGACTTCCTGACTGGCGGGATCAAGATCGGCGATGTGGTCCGCCTGACCGCCGGCAGCTTTGATGCGGCCAACCTGAACGCCAATCTGCTGGTCATCGGGGTGACAGCGACGGTCCTGACCGTCCTGCCGCTCAACTCCGGCGCCCTGGTCGCCGAAGGGCCCATCGCGTCGGCCACGGTCACCGTCCCGGGCAAGAAGACCTGGGCGCCGTCGGCCAGCCACACCAACGACTACTACACCGTGGAAGAGGTCTATTCCGACCTGGCGCGGTACGAGCAATACAACGACGCGAAGATCGCTCAGGCCGAGGTGGCTATCCCGGCCACCGGCAATAGCACGGTCTCCTTCACCGTGCCCGGACTCAGCCGGACCCGCTCGGGATCGGCGACCATCTCCTCGCCGACGACCGAGACCACCTCGAACGTGCTGACCGCGGTCAATGGCGTGATCGTGGTCAACGGGGTCGTGACGCCGATCACCGGCGGCTCGCTGACCATCAACGGCAACATCCAGCCCGGCGAGGCTGAGGTCGGCTCGAACTATATCAGCGACATGATCCGGGGCCGGGTCGCGGTCAACGGCACCTTCTCGGCCAAGTTCACCGGCGTCACGCTGCAGGATCTGTACGACGACCAGACCGAGGTCGTGCTGATCTTCACCGTGGCCGACGGCGAGACCAAGAACGCCGAGTTCATCACCTTCACCATGCCGAAGGTGAAGCTGTTTGGCGACGCCCCGACCGATGGCGAGAGCGTCGAGATCGTGCGGACCTATCCCTTCACCGCCGCCTACAACGGCGCTGGCGGGGCCGCGCTCGCCCACCACGCCACCATTCTGCAGATGCACGACAGCCTGGCCGCCTAAGGCCCGCTGAGACTGCCCAGGCCGGGGCCATCGAGCCCCGGACCTTTCCCAGGCCATAGGGCCAAACCACCCCACGAGGACGAAATGACCAAAGCCCAAGGCGTGAGCTTTTCCGATCTGCTGGTCGCCAAGAACGGACAAGCCGTCGAGCATGAATACATCCTGCCGGACGGGACGAAGACCGGGGTCTTCTTCCTGATCCTCCCCGATCAGTGCGCCCAGGTCCGCGGGCCGACCAACGCCCTGATCGACGCGCGCCGCCAGCGCGATGCGGCCCGTGAAGCCGATCAGCTCTCCCTTCGCGGCGCCCCGGCCACAACCCCCATCGAAGAAGACATCGAGTTCAGCTTCACCCTGGCCGCTATCCGCCTGGCCGGCTGGCGCGGCATCGCTGATGTGGAATACACCCCCGAGCGCGCCATCGAGCTCTGCCGCGAGAATTCCGACATCGCGTCCTTCGTGCTGGGCAAGTCCAAGAAGATGGCGGGTTTTTTGCCGCCCAAGCCGAAGGACTGATCGCCTTCGCCGAGGCTCAGTTCCGCCTCGCCAGACCGGTCGGGGAGGGGAAGATGGCGGCCCCCCTCCGCGTCCACCTTGAGAGCCTGGCCCGTCGTGGCGACCTTGCCGCCCAGGCCGAACTTGCGGCGGTCCCTAAGCTCCCGCCCTACGCCGCCCACCTCTGGCGCCACTTCCAAGACCTCTGCCAGGACCGCCGATATGGCGAAGCCGGACCCCAGGCCATATCGCGCCTGGATATTCAGGCCTGGGAGCGGGACGAGGGCGTGAGCCTGGAATACTGGGAACGCCGCGCCCTGCTGAACCTGGACCGTCTCTGGCGCCGGGTCATGACGGCGGCCGAAGACGCCCCAACCGAGCAACCCTGACCACCCCAGCGCCGTCGAGATGACGCCGCCTGCCCTCTGATGGAGGTTGCCCGTGCAAGAGACCGCATCGCTCGTCATCAAGATCGACGGCCGGGAAATTGCCGTCGGCAAGCAGTCCCTGGAGGAGCTTGCGACGGTCGGCGGGAAGGCTGAGAAGGCGACCCGTGACCTGTCCAGCGCATCCGGCAACCTGACCGCCTCACAGCGGGCGCTCGCCGCGGCCGCATCCCAGACCGACCGCGAACTGGCCGACCTCTACAGGACAGAGCTGCAGGTCGCGACCGGGATGCACCGTATGGGCGATGCGGCCCGCTCAACGGCCGTCGACTTCGCCACGATGTACGACAGCTACGACAGGGACTTCGCCGGCCAGTACGTCCAGAGCATTGAGCGCATGGGCGGGGTGCATGTCGCAGGCGCCCGTTCGGCCCGCCTGATGAGCCACGAGATGGCCAACATGGGCCGCCAGTTCGCCGACGTGGGCGTGATGGCCGCCATGGGGATGAGCCCGCTGATGATCCTGGTCAGCCAGGGCCCGCAGATCGCCGACGTCTTCTCGACGGCCGGGGCTCGCGGCGTGGGCTTTGCGGCCGTCCTTCAGGACATCGGCTCGATGGCGTCCCGGGTTCTTGCCCCGATGGTCCCGCTGATCTTGCTGACCGGCGCCGTGTCGGCTGGCTTCGCCATGCTGAACCGCGAACTTGCGAAGGGCTATCCCGAGGACATCACGGCCGGCCTGGCGCTGACCGAGGAGCAGCTCGCCCGCGTCGAGAGCCGCACCGTCACCCTGGGCGACACCTTCGGCGCGACGCTGGAGGTCATGGCCAAGTACCTGACCGCCGGCCCCATCGGCGACGGGATCGACCATCTGGAGAGCCGTTGGAATAGCTGGCTCGATGAGTTCACCCGGAACAGCGTCAACGAGGTCTCCAACGTCGTCGGCGCGTTCGTCGCAGCCTATCGCACCGTGATCTATAACTGGCAGTCGTTCCCGGCGGCCTTCGGTTCGGCGGTCGCCATGGGGGTGAACGCCGCGCTGAGCGCCATCGAGGCCCTGGTGAACGGGGCGGTCGCGGCGCTCAACGGCTTTGTCGGCCGGGTCAATGCGATGACCGGGCTGACCCTGCCCACCTTCTCCGAGGCGGACCTCAACAGGTTCAAGGTCCAGGTCTCCAGCGCCGGGGAGTTCGTGGTCCGGTCCTTTTCGGCCAACTTCGAGACGGCGCGCGAAGAGGCCCGCGCCGGCCTTGGGCGCATCGCCGACGACATCCGCGCCAGCGCCATCGCCAGGGCCCAGGCGCGCGCCATCGAAGAGGCTGGGGATCCGCGAAAGCAGGCCGCCGAGAGCCGCAAGGCGATTGACGAGCAGGCCCGCGCTTTCGAGCGCGCGAAAGCGTCGGCCGACCGATACCTCGAAACGCTGATCGCGCAGACCCGGCAACTCACCATGAGCCGCGCGGAGATCACGGCTCTAGAGGTTCGTGAGCAAATCGCCGCGGCGCCTCTGGCTGAGCAGAAGGAGGCGATCCGCCTGGCGGGCGAATGGCTGGTGATCCTGCAACAGGTTCAGGAGAGTTCGAACCAGACCCTGATCGACACCGCGAAGAACCTGCAGGTCGCAGCCGGCGAGATCGACACCCTTCGCGACGAGTTCGAGCGGACGGTGGAAATGGCCCGCGGCATCACCTGGGCCATCGACGACGTCGCCCGGGCCATCGAGAACAAGGATTGGGGCTCGGTCTTCGCGGGCCTGCTGCGGACCCTGGACCGGGTCAAGGAACTCTGGAACAGCGGCCAGCCGGGCGGCAAGATGTCGGCCACGGGCGCTGTTCTTGGCCAGGTCGGTGGCGCGGTTGGCGGGACCGCTGGAACCGTCATCAGCGGCATCGGGTCAGGCTTCTCGGCTGCGGGCGCTGCGGCGGGTATGGCCGGCATGGGCGGCCTGGGCGGCGCTATCGCCGGCATGGCTGGCCCCATTGGTATCGCGGTCGCCGGCTTCTCCATCCTGTCTAAGGTCTTGAGTGATGGGGCGGCCAAGCGTCGGGCCAAAGCCGAACAGGAAGCCAACGACATCGCCCGGGCGCGCCAGGTCGCCGAGGAGCGCGCCGCCAAGCGCGCGGAGCTGGAGATTGAACTCCTCCGCGCCCAAGGCGACGAACTGGCGGCCCTGACCCGTGAGCGCGAGAACGAGCTCAAGGCTCTCGATAGCGTGAGCGCCGCGATCCAGCGTCAGATCTGGGCGCTGGAGGACTGGCAGAAGACTGTGACCGACGCTGAAAGCGCCGTCGCCCAAGCCGAGGCCGACCTTCGCCGGGCTTACGATATCGAGCGCGACCGGCTTCTAGGTATCATCGGCGGCGTCGACGAGGCGCGCCAGGCCCTGGAGCAGGCCTATAACCGTGAGAAGTCGGCCATAGAGGCGACGATCAGCGGCGTTGAGAGCCTGATCGATGGCCTGCGGGACTTCCGTCAGGAGTTGAACCTCAACCCCCTGGCGCAGGGATCGCTTGCGCAGGGCAGGGGGGCCGCCCTGGCGCAATTCCAGGCCGCCGGGCCTGGAGACGCCGCCGGCGCCGGACGGGCCTTCCTGGGGGCCTCCATGGACGCCGCCCGGACCCTGCTGGACTATCAGCGGGATCGCGCCCTGGTGGCCCGGGCCGTCGACGACATGGCCGCGAGCGCGGAGATGCAGCTCACCGACGCCGAAAAGCAGCTTGCCGCCCTGGACAAACAGGTCGCGGGCCTCCTGGCGGCGAACGACAATCTGCTGAGCGTCGAGCAGGCCATCCGCAACCTGGAGACGGCCGAGCAAGCCGCCGCGGTCGCCACGGCCCAACTCGCCGCTCTGGACGCCCAGGTCGGGGCGCTGATCAACCTCAACGCCGGCTTCATGAGCGTGGCCCAGGCCATCGACAATCTGGCATCGGCTCAGGCGGCCCTCGCGGCGGCTCAAGCGGCCAAGCCTGACTCCGTTGGCGCCGGGGCGGCCTATGAGGCGGTCGGCTTCGACGGCTATGTCGACCGCAACGCTGACCTTGCCGCCCTCTATGCGGCCGGGACCGGCATGGCCCGGGGTCGGAGCAAGACCGAGTTCGGCCAATACCACTGGGAACGCTACGGCCAGGCCGAGGATCGCTTCTATCGCCCCTTCGCTAATGGCGGCGTCTTCGGCGGCGGCGTGGTCTCAGGCCCGACGGCGTTCCCGATGGGCGTCATGGGCGAGGCCGGGCCGGAGGCGATCATGCCCCTGGTCAATCGTGGCGGCCGGCTTGGGGTTGAGGCGGCGAACGACGGCCTGAAGGAAGAGGTGCGAGCCCTTCGCCAGGAGATGGCCGCGATGCGGTCGGCCTCTGAGCGGACGGCCCGGGCCACCGAAGACAGCCGAGACGTGCTTGAGGGCGCGGCCCGCGGTCAGCTTTCGATCACGACGGAGGCCGCGTAATGGCGACTTGCCTGCCTGGCCTCACCATCACCGAGGCGATCCTGACCTCTTCGACCGCGGCTGAGCCGGGGGTCGGGGAAGCGGCTTGGGCCTCGGGGACGACCTATGCCGAAGGCGACAAGGTGATCATTGGGGCGCCGACCTCGACTGTCACCATCTCCATCGCCTCGCCTGGGGTTGTGACGTGGTCCGCGCATGGCCTGGCCAACGACACCCCCGTCGTCCTGACCACGGACGGCGCGCTCCCCACCGGGCTGACCGCAGGCGCTCTCCTCTACGTGGTGAACAGGGCGGCCGGCACGTTCCAGCTTTCGGCGGTCCCGGGCTCGGCCCCGCCGGAGACGGCGTAGTCCAGACGGGTCTCGCCGGTGATCACCGGCTCCTGCGGCACATAGGCGAAGCGGGTGCCGGTCTGGACCGTGCAGTCACCGGAGTC